GGTGGAGAGTTTGGCACCGGCACCGTGGTGGACCACGTGTCGTTGCTGGCTTTCGTCGACGCGCAGCCTTGCCCGGACCGCGGCGTGGCCATGACAATAGTCGGGCCGACCCTCGGGGTCAACGCCTACGTCAACGGCGGCTGTATCCACAACCTGATGACGGCTATGGTCGGCCGGCAGTTTGCCCCCCGGATGCCACCGTCCGCACGCGCAGTCGCTATCGTCGAGCGCATGTGGGAGGAGGTATATGGCCGGGCCCGCGTTAAGCCTCGCTGGACTCGTCAAGACTGTGTGCCCCTTCTTTCCAAGGGGTCCAAGTACTTCGACTTGTACGCGACTGGCATGCACACGCGCGGTCCGTGCCATGCCGGCTGCTTCGTTAAGAGCGAGGTGGTCGTTTCGGCGGTTCTCTGTTGGACTACCGGCTACCGTGCACTAATGTTGGCTGCTCGGCCACGCATCGTTTCGACAATGCTGGCCATGATGATCATCGCTCACGTACTGGTCGTGGTGGTGCTCTGGGAGGCCTTCAAAGAGTACATGGCGGAATTTGAGAAGCGTGGTATCTTTTACTGTAGCTGGCGATCGCCGGCCCAGATTGAGCAGATCGTTATGGACTTCCTGGACTCACCGGCCCAGGTGTTCGAGCGTCTCTGCTTGCTGGGTGGCGACGATGCTATCGTATTGTTTCAGCACGGGGGTGAAGCGTATGGCATCAGCGTAGACTGCGAGCCTGCGATGGTACCAATGATCACACCGCGTCGCTGGGACGCATCACGGCGAAGTTGATTCGCGAGCACCCGGAAGCCAGTGCCGCTGACGCGGCCCACGTGGAGGAATGGTACGCCCAGACGCGCTACCGCGTCCGTCTCACTGAGACGGTTCAGCTGGTGGCGCGCGGCGAGCCGACGAACCGCAGTGGGGTCTTTACGACCACTATGGGCAACTCGGGACCGATTGGCCAAGTTCTGTTGGACTGGCAGTCGGGGAGCGACAAGTCGTTCCAGCGGTTGCGGGATTTGTACGTCGAGTTCGGGTTCAAGCCCGACATCGGCGAGCCCGGATCGCTGGCACACGCGACGTTCTTCTCGCAACTATTTGTTCCCGGTGTAGACAAGCAGGGACACCGTCGGCTTTTCATGGTCGGTCGTATCGGGGTGGTGTGCGCTAAGTGGTCAACGATTCCACTGAACGTGCGCAAGTCCGAGCACGAGCGGCTCCTGAAAATCCGCCGGCTGAACCTGCGGTACCTGGCTCGCGGATCGCTAAGCGACGCGGGCACAGGCTGCCCTGTCTTGCGCGTTTGGGCGCGCGACACGACTGACGGACTCGCTGAGGCGGATGTCCTTCAGGCTCGTGAGCGCCCAGGCCGCGCCGCGCACGACCCTGCCGCGCCCGACATGATCGCCACAGATGAGACCTGGGGCTTTCTGGCGGACCGGTACGGCTGCTCGGTCGACGACCTGCGCAACCTCGAGACCGCGATGCGCCGAGTCTACCACGATCCCACTGCGGTCGTGGACGGCGACATCGTCGAGCTCGTGATCCGCAAGGATACCGGCAAAGACGGCATTGCTTACAGCGATGATTAAGTTCACCTCTGTAGCATCACCGTCAGGTCAACTAACCATACGTATAAGGCGTGTGGAGACCAGGGCACCAGGGCCCGCAACACGTTTTCACGTGACCTGGTAGTTCCACGGCTTGTAACCGTGTACGTCGTGTAGCGCACGGCGTGTAGGACTGCGCTAGAGCTCTTCGGGAGTTCCGTTTGACTGAGGTGCCG